CTTCCTCAACACGCACGAGGTTATTAATGGCGTTTTGGACATCACTGACCCTCTCAACGGCATTATGCCTATGGAGATGGAATCTTCACCAGGAATTTTCTACATCAAACACTTCGGCGTCCACAAGAAAGCTCAGCTTTTTACTACCGGTGACAACAAGACCTTTGCCAGTACACCGGCAGGCCAGAACTTGCGGAAACGATACACAATGGCTGTTAAAGCGATTGAGGAAGGCAAAACCCTCGTCGATTTGTCCAACGTTAAGCTCAAGAACGAATTGAGACCACTCGAGAAGATCGCGAGTGGTAAAACTCGCGCCTTTGAGAGTGAAGGCGTTGTGTCGTATATGGTGCTCAAAAAGTATCTTGGACCGATGTTCGAAGCGATGACCAAGGCGCGCCATTCCCTCCATTGCACAGTCGGAACAGACATGACCCGAGAATCAAACATCTATTACCAGCGCTTGCGCCGGTTCAGCAGACTTTTTGGTCGCGATCATCGAACTTTCGACAAGAGTATCCGCGAATCTTTGATCGCGGATCTCATGAACACCATTCGGAAAATGTTTGTCCGGGGTTATCACGAGGGCTTTTGCAGCGCAGAACATGCACAGAAAATCCCGCACGTCATTGCCTACATTGCCTACTCGATTGAAAACCTCGAAGGGACCATCATCTTTCTCCTCGGAGTCATCAACTCCGGAATCTTTGGCACTTGCCATGTTGATTCGGGAATTGTCGATTTGACAACGATCTATGCTTTCAAAATCCTGATCAAAGACGCCTTCGAGAGGAAAGTCGGCAATCTTGACTACCGCGAGCACGAACTGATCAACGGATATCCGACGCTGAGGAGCATTCTCGAACACGCCGACTGGATTGATTGTGGAGATGACAACTTGACTCAGGTCAGCGACGAGTATGCGAAAATTGTAAATTTTCGCACAGTCGCCGCTGTCTTGAAGTACTATTTCGGAATCACCTGTACACCACCTGAGAAGGATGCTGAGGATTATGATTTCGGGACCCTTGAAAGTGAAAGCTTCTGCTCGCACTACTTCCGGGGAACTTACCCCTTTGTCACCTGGGCTTTGAAGAAAGACAGCATTGAACGTCAACTCTTCTGGATCACCGAGAAGAACGATGACATTGCAGCTCAGATGACTTATGGGGTTCTACCCGCAGCCGCGCGTTGGCAGGACGAGGCCTATTACAACAAGATCCACAGAGCTGTTCGTCTGATTCTGCGCCGAACCAACAATGAAGATCATACTGTTGGCTACGCGCAGGCCATCGCCTTGGAAAAGGAGCGCATGGGCTTAATTTCGACCCTATATAGTGGGTCAGACTCGTTAATTTCAACATCGTTGAGCGTGCTTGAAGCAGTAGAACGAAGAAAAGATTTTGAAAACCGACATCGAAAAATCGAAATGGTTTACGAGAAATGTACCGAATGCGGCACAGAGTGCAGCTGTTACACAGCTTTCTGGAAGCACATGGCGAACTCACACCCCGTGAAGTGTTCCAGCTTTACTTGCAGGTTGTGCGACAAGACCTTCAATATCGACGAATGGAAGAGACACGAACATCCATCCACCCCGTGTCTGATCGAAGGTTGTGTTGCGAAGCCCAAAAATCTGGCGTCGATGGACTATCATGCCGCCTCACACCACATGGCAATGAAGGCTTGCTACGTCAAGACCGAGGAACATGGGAAGAGCGACGAACTAGCACCGTTGGCAGCACGATTTCACTCAGTCAGCTTGAACGAACGAGTTGTCGCAGTGGATCAGGAGCAGTGCAAAGCACTTGCAGCTGTTGGCGCAGCGTTGGTTCTCGAACACCTGAGACAATCCCGCTTGGTCATGAAACATCTGAAAAGCCCAGTCGCTATCCATGGCAAATATGGAGACTGGAAGGAAGAGTCCATGAACGTGGCCGATCTCGGCATGCTCAGGATCGAGTATCAGGGAAAAGGATTTTCGGAGGCAGAGATGCTCGGATATTTTGGCGTAGTTCTTGAACAACAAACAGGACTTGAACCGGTGATTCGCATGATGTGTCCCGACGACTGCCAAATTTTGAAAATCTTCAAGTATTTGGTCATTGCACCAAAACCTGAAGAACATAGCTCAACAGCTATTGGAACAGTCGGAGCACCTGATTTGGTTGGGGCACCACGAGCAATGGGGATGGGCGCTAATAGCGGTGCTATTGAAGGAGTCGTCTTTAAGACGCCACCCGGCATGGTTGATGCGCAAAACTTTGTCGCGTCCACCATCAACCTCAATCAGATGGGAGCTGATCCCGCTATGATTGAGATTGGTGGTCGAAATGACACACTCGCGGCAGTTGCCATGTCTCAGAAACAACTGATGACCAGCATCCAGGTGCCTACAACTACAGCATCGAATACCTTGCTGAAAGCCATCCGTTACGGGATGTGCTCTGGGAGACTTGCGCAGTGGATCGCGCTCCATGAACGCTTCAGCGGGCCAATGACCTACGAGATCCAGGTCGTTGGCAACGGAGCGCTGAGCGCTCAATCGTTGCTGGCTACTATCAGTTCAGCGGCACTGAAGAACCACCAGGCCCCACTGACGCAATCTTCTATGACGTGAATTGGGTTGTGATGTCGGTTGACAAGTCATCCAGTGTCGCC